CCGGAACTTACGCGGTTCTGTAGAGTCTATGAAACTCTCCATCACCTCACAAGTGGCAGACTCGTTGAATCGGGTCGCGGGATCAAAGGATCTCCCCTAAATGGGAGCGTCAGTTGACCTCTATGCGCCGAGTAAGCGACTGCTAGACAATGCGAACGAAAGCACGCACTGCACCGAGCGGGATTGCGAATGGTATCCGCCATCACAGAACAGTGATGAAGCAAAGGTAAGACTTTTAAGTAACATATGTCTTAAGTCGTACGCTCGCCTCATAGTTGGAAGACAAGACCCCAGCTAGGCTGAGTGAACGGATCTGGCCCCACTACTTTAAAAAGAACTGGACGCACAGGTGCGGTAGGCCACCCGTACGGGGTGTCCTTCTACCAGGTGGCAGTGGACACAAGTGAAGCCCTATCTGTTAAACAGCTAGGCAAGAGTTCGGTTCCTTTCATAATCCGAGATAAGGATACATGCTAGACTACAGTGACCCCTGGGTTAACCAGGTTTGCTTTTGGTCACGAGTGTCGCATGCACCCTTATCAAGAAAGAATCCAGGGACGTTTGTCTCTGGGATGGGTCGAATCATAAAGATCAAACCAGGATTTAAAACCTGAATGAGCTCTGTGATCGCGGCCTCTCCTCCTCTTACTCGACGGGCGGGGATGTTTCACCATCACCCATCCTTCGGAGAGAGGTTCCCAACTTTCCCACGTATCTGGCTCCTTCCCGACCCAGGCCCTAGTAAGGGACTCGGTAGAAGGGAGCAGCTTAGTGGTATAGTCCCTCAGATCATCGTAGGTCCAGGCTAAAGAGAAGCCGGTCGACGATGACTTGAGAATCGCTTGCTTAAGCCTCAACTTAGAGCAAATGTTGTACCATGATACGAAACGGGTCTTTGTAAACAAAGATTCCATTTCCTTCATGTTGGCCATTCCGAATAATCGTGCCTCGGTTATTACCTCGGTAACGATCTTTTCATACTGGTCTTTTGACGCAAGATCATTAGTTGTTGAGCCAGGATAAAACCATTCAAGTTTATCCTCCAACACATTAATGTATTTGGCTACATAACTATCGAGTTCGCTCTTCGCTGTTATATATAACAGCGAATTTGGGAACTTGTGAGAGTTATGCCAACGCGTAGCAATTACGCGTGCCCACCTCGGCGCCAATGAAGGCATCGATTTTGGTGGCGGTAGACCCAGACCTCCCAATTGTAATGGGAGAAAAGGGTTCCAGTCAGGATGCTTCCGCATAAACCACAACACCTCGGGGTAGACTGTTTTAAAACAGTCCCACCTTTGACGTTGCGGCAAACGCAGGAGATTCTTCCCAATAGTCAGAACGAACGACTCTGGTTCATTCCGACATTCAGGACGTCGAAACGACGCGTTCGCCTTCGTTAGAAAGCGAAGCGAATAGAAACGGCTTTCAGGTATAAGGAAAACCTTGGGGCCTTCTCGAACAATTACGAGAGTGACCTCGCCGAAAACCGCGAACTTATCTGAAATAAAGGTCTTCTTAAGATTAATCTTAAGGCCGACCCAATCAGACAGTTTGAGGTACAGCTGCCATTGCGTCTTGGACCAATAAGATATGTTGTCATCACCCTTTAAGTGTGATGCAAAACGTCTCTTCGGCCCGTTGACGCAACGACAAATCGCAGCATGTACCAAACTCAATAAAGTCCAAGATAGGCCTAAACCCATCAAGGACCCTCTGGTCATTGGTTTTGACGTAGTCCCATCAGATAAATACTGATGGAATGGCATCATATTCCAATTATAGAGGACGCCCAATTTCATCGCAGCGTGACGAAGCACATGCAATGAAATGGTATCAGTAGCGGTGCTAAAATCGACTGAATAGATTTTAGCGTCAGCACGGTAGAAACCCATGAAGAATTTACATTCCTCAATGGGCTTCTTAAGTGTGAGCCTGCATTCAGGCAACCTAGATAGTCTAGGCCAAAGGACCCTTTGCATATAGCCGTTACATTCAACGACTTTGTACGGGGACTTTGTGACCCATCGATGCTTCCAGCCATACTCACTAAGCATGACCGGAGTCGATGGTTCAGGTTGTTTACCCTTCGATAGATCCTTAGAAGAACGAGCAATCTTGGAACCGAAAAGGTTTCCAAGATAAAAGTTCGTCATCTGAGGAACAGGCTGAAGAGCCTCCTTATAAGGCAACGAAGAGTAGAAACGCTGCAGTTCAGAGTCTGCATCTAATAAGGCCTTCTTTTCCTTCTTCTCCTGGGGTGTTAACCCAGTGGGAATAGAGGGAAGTTCAGGTGGTATTAGACGGAAAGGTGCCCACAAACAATAACGTAGTGAGTGAACCTTTTCACGTATTCGTAAGTTTTGCTTACGGAGTAGAGGAAGGGGGACAAAGGAATCGTTAAGATTACCGAATAGTCCCTTCCCCATAATCTTATGTGTCTGGAGAAACGAGCGCAAATTGCCACCCTTTTTACAGGTGAACTCAGCGTTCGAAGAATCAGAAGGCACAATGGGATTCACGTCAAGATAATGGACGTGCTTAGGAAGTCGAGGGATATCCGGATGGATCATCTCCTCAGCCGCCTGAGAAATTTCGTTAAAGAAAATCCGTGATTGAGGATTAACTGCTTTCCATTTCCATGGATCGTAATCATCAGTCATGGACTTAACGTATGCCTTCACCGACTTATCCCGGTCATTACGACTGATAGGTAGGAGAGGCAATGCCCTGTTGAGGAAGGACAGCTGGTTAGCACAAGCCTTTGAAAACTTCTTTCTGAAGTATTTTGGCCATGCTAGTCCAGCAATGGTCCAGTCTGGCAATCGGCGTTCAATAAAGGACGCGCGTAGTTCGACGAGACCATTCTTAATGCATTTAAAAGCATTAAAAGGGTTGACGGAAATCATGCGTATCAAAGATATGCATCGATCCGCCAAGGCCTTCTTACATTTGAACGACTTAGAACGATAAATTCTAAGCAATTTAAATGCAGGAAAATACACTGTGGTAACCCAGAGAACATATTTGTTCTCTGAGCCACGGAACTGGTGTATAGTCGGCATTTGTTCCGGCTGTACTTCGAGAGCACTAGCTAGTTTCCTAGTTAGTGAGCTCCCAGGGGAGGTTTGTGTCCTCCCGGATCTACTTTCGCTTGGCAAAAGCGGAAGCACAGGGCCAATATTGGTCCTCTTGAAACGACGATTAAT